CCATCTTAGATTCTGAACGAGAAAGATTGAAGGCATCACGCATCCCTTTTTCCCATTCTCTTATTGAAATCTCTTGACCCTTCACTGAACGCACAGTTGCCTGTGGATTCATTGGGAAAGTAACAAGGCTGACTTCCATTAAGTCTACTTCTTTGATAATACGTTTATTAGAACGTCTATCATAAGAAACTTCTGAAGGGTTTATCTTGAAGCCTATTGAAAGACCATCTAATGCACCCATTTTTAATAATTCGTATGCTTCTGCTCCTGCCTGAGTTTTAAGAGCCAGTCTGCCCTTAACAACTAAGCCATGATCATCTTCTCTGATTTCGTCAAAGACTCCGATTGGCATATCTGATTTGTGTTGGTATAAAAGTTTTACACCTTTGTTAGTTCTTCTTTTAATTGATTTAGTGAAAGCACCTTTTTCTATAACGTCATTGCCTAAGTCTTTGTTTCCAAATACAGACCCATAGCCTTCAAACATTCCGTACTCTTCTGAAGAGTTTTCGTCATCCCATGCTTTAAGTTCTGATTTTACTTCAATGATATCCTTATCATCACATTTCATATCATCAATTGATTCTTCAGTATCATCATCAATTTTACCAAATTCAATGGTATAAGAGTCGTCAGTTTCTATTACTGACCTGATATGTTTCTCATCATTCTGACTAGAATCTTCTTGCGAATCGTACTCGTTAGTACTGACATCTAATGCTTGTTCTGAATTAGTATATTCACTTGCCATAGTGTCATCTCCCATTAATCTATATTTATTTTACCTAACCTATTAATAAGTCTAGGCATAATTACTTTATATAGTATCTTATGTACAACTTTAGCACAACATATAGACATATTAAAAATAATGGAATGAACACTTGCATAGTATTCCAAATTGGGTGTATACTTATCTTATAATAAAATGATAGCCGAAAGGCAGGGTGAATAAAATGAAGAACTACTTAACTAAAAAAGAATACGGAACATGGAATACAGGTGTGTTACTAGAAGCAGGTTTTAATATAGGAGACCAATTCCTTACATTTAAACAATCTTTAAAAATAGATGGTATCAAAGGAACAAGTTTAAAAGGTTTAAAAACTGTTGCTACTTTGTACACAATTCGCGAAGTAGAAAGCAAAGTTACTAAAGGTAAAATGGTTAAAGAAAAATTCTATTTCAGAGTTTTTTATGCACCTCATGTAATTGCTAGAATAGAAAACAATCAGAAGGTAGCATAAGCTACCTTCATTTACAGGGAATAAAATGAAAAATAAAACAGAAATGAAAAGCCTACTAAGAACAATATTAGAAGAAGCTAAAAGAAATAAAGTTATGTTCAGATATGATGCTTACGAATTATGGAATTGGAATTGTTCTGATTACATTGTTGAATGGGGTTATGACATAGATCAAATTATTAAAACCTTTGAAGATATAGATGGTGAAGGTGGTATACAATTTCTTCAAGCAAAGTTCTTTGATAAAGAATGCAAGTACGGTGTTAAATTTAATCATCTTTACAAGAATATATCTGAACATTGGGGTGGTTATGAAAATGATAATTTCAATGCTGAATTTTTAATTAAAAATAAGAATAAAATATCTTATGCTATTAATCCAAATAGTAAGACATACAACATAACGATTGGAGAAGGTAATGACAATTGTTATATAGATGAAGAAGACGCTGTTGGTTTTCTTTTAGCTGGTGATGGTTTCTTTCGTTGGGATTTATGGAACAATGGAGTTGACTGTCTAAGTGATTATACAAGCAGTCTAATTGAATTGATTGATATAGAAAAAATATATACTGATTGGGATGAAAAAGAAGGAAAATTTCAGAAAGGTCTTTTATAAAAATATAAATATCAATAAGGCTCTTAACTGAGCCTTTTTTTATTTAAAATGATGTAAATAATCCTTGCATAGTATTCCAATTTGGGGTTATAATGATTGTATATTAAATAATATGCTCTTAGAGCAAGGTAGAATAAAATGATAAAAGAACTAACAAAAAACGAAAAAGAAGCAATGGTAATTATAGTTAGCTATGATTATGAATCTTTAGATGCTATTGAAAATGAACAATCATTAATAGCTTCACCTGAATCTGCAATAGAAATCCTTACTAAAAAAGGCTGGTCTATGAAGTCAGCAGAAGGGACTGTAGGTAGCTTAATTAATAAAGATTATATTGAACATATTGATACTTGTGTATTTGGTCAAAAATTATATGAAATCAATTTAGAAAATGTATCTGCTTTTTATAGAGAGGTAGCATAATGAGATTAACAAAAGAAGAGGTTAGTATTTTACTAGCCTTATTAGATAGTCAGGTAATAGGAATAGAAAAAGAAGAAGTAGAGATGTATATAGAAGAGGATAGTTACTTTGGAATTAAAAGCCTAAAACAAGCAGAAGTTCTATTTGATAAACTTCGTAAGAAATATCAAGATTTAAAATAATTAACATAAATAAAATGTCTACTGAAAATATAATAAAAATACAAAATTTAAAAGAAGAATATATAATGGGAGCTATTGATGATGATGGTAATTATTTTTTTAAATCTTTAGATACTCTTATAAAAGAATATAATATTCCAGCATCAACTGTCTATAGACGCTCATCTATTGATAATTGGAAATCTGAAAGAAAATCATATCAAGATAAAACTTATAAATTGCATTTATCAAATGCTGTAGCTAAAAATCAAATGAATGAAATTATCAAAATAATTTTAGTAAAAGCAAAAAAAATGCTAGAAAATAAAAATTTGAATTCTAAAGATTTATTGCTTTTAACAGAAACAATGGAAATGTGTAAACAAAACTTAAATGATTAGTTTATTCCATATCTCTTTCATCTGCATAGATGATCACGCACCTACAGTTGACTACATTCTTTGCACCGCCCTTTGAATCACCTGCGTATCCCATTGGAACTCCACCAACTATAAAGTCTTCACTCATATCTACTATCTGACCATTAGCCATAGAATGAGCAGACCTAGTTCTAGCATCATTAGTTGCTACCCATTTTTTTAGCATCTTAACGCCTAAGTCTTGTTCAACTGTTTGATGATATGCATTGTTTGCAAACGAAGCTGCGTTATGAGTTTCAGTCCTTGCAATCATTGCTGCTCGGCTTCTGCTTATTGGTAAGAACTTATCTGATACAAGTTTAGCTATCTGAGGAAGCGTTAGATCGTCTGCTCTTCCTTGTTCTATTAATCTACTAATTCTACTAGCTATCCTTGCACTAATCCCTGTGAGTACTAATTGCCTTGTAGCAAAGTATTGACTAACTACTAATTCAAAATCAACGCTTCTACCAAATACAAATGCTTCATCTGCTTTCCTATCCATCATATAGTTATCTTCGTTGTTCTTATACATAGCCTTAAAGACTCTTTTGTAATGAGCCATGATCAAAGGCATGAACTCTTCATTCAATCTTTGTGAAGCTATTGATGCTTCATAAAGACCAAATTCTTTATATAGATATAGTTGTGTGTTGACGAACTTTCTAAACAGAGTGCTTAGTGTTCTATAAAATCGTTTCTCTAAGTTGTTTCTAAGAACCAGTTGCTTTCTTGATTCTCTTATTGCACTAATCCTACCCTGTCTAAAAGAATTAAACTCTTTCCGATTTAACTGCATTACACTTTTCTAAGAGTTGCGAATCTGTGTCCTACGATTACATCTGAAGGCTCACCACCTTGATAGACTGTTATAAGAGCTGCTGGGTTCTCTTCTGTAGCATTAAGACTGAAATCTGTATCAGGTACTTGTAGAGTTCCTGTATTTACTATTCTTTTAATCTTACCTCTTGCTCTACCGCCTGAACTGTTCCATGAAACCATATCGCCAACTTTTAGACTTCCTGCTTCTGCCTTGCCATCTAATTCATTCTCTATTTGGTTTCTTACTTTTCTAGACCATCCAAATCCTGCATCACCACCCCATAAAGCCCATGCGATTCTTCCTGCACTTGGGTAGCCTTCTGAACCTTTCTTAAATCCCTTACCTTGCTTATCAACTTCATGCCTACTGAAATAACTGTACATCCTCTTTACAGTATCAGGGGATAGGTTTTCTTTATTAACTAATTGATTGGCTCTAGCAACACCTATTGAAGTGCCACCTCTTTTAAATTCTCTTCTCCAGTTCAAACCTCTTTGTGCTTCTGTTGCCATTGCATCAGTAGGAACTGTATCTATGTCGCTAACTGCTTTTTTTTTTACTTCATCATCAAGTAGGTTAGCAATCTCTGCGTCCATTCCTTTATCTTCTTCTTCATAGTCCTCTAAATCCTCGTCATTGATTGGGTTTTCTACTTCAGGTACAGCTTCATCGGTTAATGGGAATAGGTTAGCTGATATATAAAGACCATCAGCACCATCTACAGGGGATAGACCAATTTGTTGTCTTGCTTCATTACGAGTCATGATGCCTTCACGAACTGCACTGGTAACATTCTCATAAGTCTTTCTTTTTCTTTCTGAAAGGGCAGGGATTGAATCAATATCAAACTCTAACTTTAGTCTGTCATCATATAAAGGCACTAACCATTCGTTAAGGTCTGATTGAATCTTTCTTAGATGTGGAATAATAGTCTCTTCGTATAGAGCAAGTCTTGCTTCTGATACGTTAGCATAGGTCTGTGCATCAGGAACGCCTACAAGCTGACTAGGAACGCCAAAACATAAAGCTATGTCGGTAGCAGCCATGTTCTTTAATCTATGAAAGTCCATATCTTTAGGAGTAAGACCCATCTCTTTCCAGTCAAAGTCTCCTTCAAGAAGCATTGGTCTACCTGCATTACCTGCACCACTGAATCTATTGTTTAGATCAGTAAGCAATTGCTGTCTTTGTGATTCACTAAGGTTAGCAGCAAACCCTGCATCATCCTGTGGCTTAAATATAACTGCACCACTTGGTCTTGCTCCATTCTGTAGTAGGTTCACATTATGTTTACTAGACATATTGAACTGATCTACTTCTACAGCAGCAGCACTCATAGGAGATAGTCCGTAATAGTCATCTAATGGATTCCATAACTTAACGTGCTTAACTTCACTATATCCGTTTACTTGATCTACCATGTAAGTCTTTTGAACTCTGCCATTTACTACATATTCGTATCTATCAGGTATTGGGTTTCCACTACCTTTTATAACCATTCTGTCAGGTCTTAACTGGTGCAACTCTTGAGGAGTTCCCATCTCTGAACCTACTTTAAGGATGTAAGCATTACCACCAAGAAGAACATAACCAAATAGGCTATTAAAAAACTCTGAGTATGATTGTAGTGGATTGGGTCTATTGAGTAGGTCAATGAGTGGATGTTGTTCAACAATTTCATCTCCATTCTTTAAAAGTAAAGGTACAGAACTAGCACCCTTAGATATCTCATTAACGCATCTATATACAATAGCGTTTTTTAGATAACCTTCTTTTGCTAATTCTTGATAGGTATATACTTTTGCTTCTTCAGTTCCGACACCAAAGTAACCCATCATGTTTGAATTTTTTGTTTCTGAAGTCTTTGTATTAAAAAGTCTTTCAAATATTGTTTGTTTTGCCATCAGCTTATTCTCCAGTTTACATGTCCCCTAGATTTGCTAAGTTCGGTTACTGCCCAAACCAAAGCATCTAATCTATCAGGTGAACTATTTGCTTCTCCAGTATAACTGCACATCTGTGACTCTAATTCAGGGAAAGCACCTATATGATGCACCCTTCTCTGTTCATACAAAGCTGCGACTGGTTCTGCTCTTAGAATTTTACCTCTTGTTGCTCTTACACTTCTATAAGATACGTCAGGGTCAATATTCCTTATAAGTCTTTCTACCAAGTCTCCACCATTGTTCACTTCAGCTACTATTCTATCTGCTTCCCATTCATAGAAAGCATTAATAGCTATCTTACCCCATTTATCGGCTGTATGCCTACCACTTAAATCCTCTAATACATAGAAATGATTATTGTGATCTTTGCCTACTACAACTATACCTGTTTCATCACTGTTTTCATTAGCAGTTACTGCAGGGTCTACAGCTACTATTATCTGAGTAAGGCTTCTTTCTTCATCCTTGCCTAGTCTTGCTTCTTCTATCAATTCAGGCTTCCACAAAGCTCCTTCAAAGCCATCTATGATCTCTGCATATAATTCCTGCCTACCTAGATTAGTTCCATCATATTTTTCCTTTAACATCTTCAAAGCAGACTCAGCAAGGTTAGCTTCGTTCTCAAATGTAGAACCACTCGTTACATAGCAGTCATCTCTAGATACTAATTCTTTAATTAGTTTATTAGGCTTTGGGGTTGTTGTAATAACGCACTGTGGGTTCTCTCCTAACCTTAGACCAAACATTAACTGGTCAAAGGCTTCAGGATATCTCCATGACGCAACTTCGTCACACCAAGCTCTGTGGAACTGCGGTCCTCTAAGTCGTTCAGGTTCTTGAGCAGCATATCCTGTAATCTTAGACCCATTAAATAATCTTATTTCTGCAACACTAGATGAATAACCTTTCTGATCATTAGATTGAATGAAACACTCTTTAGGTATTATTGATATTAAGCCTGAAGGACCACCAAAACAAACACGCCTTAAATCTCCATGAGTAGGAGCTACAACAGCACAGCTTGAATTAGGATTACGCAAAGCATACAAAGCTATATCTTGAGCACCTGTTCTAGTTTTACCCCAGCCACGCCCAGCTAAGATAAGCCATATATAATGCTTTATCTTTGGTTGTAGTTGTTTATCCCTAGCTGTTTCTAACCATTCAGTGCGTAGTGCTATCGCCTGTGCTTCTGCTGTTTTCAACTGTGTCAAGCAGCTCCATAGCTCTTCTGAAGGTGTCATTTTCTTGTAAGTTTCCATTTAGATTTATGTTATCCGTTGATTCTCCTAATGCTAGTTTTGCAAATTTCTGTGTTTTCAATGCTGCACTTGCCATTGAATCTAATTGCTGTGGTGTAAAATCTTTAATAGATGCGTTTTGTGAATTTCTAATAACATTACCACATCTTGCTAATAGTGCCTTTGCAATATTTAGACATGCTGAATCAAGTTTTTTAGCTTCTACAGAAAACTCTTTTATTCTTTGGCTATCAAGTTTTTCTTCATATTCTCTTTGAAACTTTTCCTGTTGAAACTTCCAGTTTTCTCTTTGTGCTAATTTATACAGCGTATTTTTAGATAAGCCATTTTCAAAAGCTAGATCTTCAATGTTAGATACTCTTCTAAAGCCTTGAGGGTCTATATCTCCCTGCACATAAAGTGTTCTTAAATGATCTTTAATTTCAGAAGTGATTTTTTTATATTTAGGTTTAGTGTTAGCCATTTTTTGTATATTTTTGTAAATGATACCCTTTACTCTTCATTATTACTAATTGAATTATTTGCAAGGCTGTTATATGTCTCATCAGTAGCTTCAAGGATAGCTTCCTTACCTGTATAATTTTGCCACCTTTGTATCGTCAAATCACAGTACTTAGGGTCAAGCTCCATTATGTAGGATTTTATACCATGTTTTTCAGCAGCAATTAATGTTGAGCCAGAGCCACCAAAATAGTCTGCTATTGTTTTTGAAGAAAGTTTAAATCTTTTAATTATCCACTCTGTAAGACTAACAGGCTTTTGTGTAGGATGAATTCTGTTAGTTTTTTCACTTGCTTGTGTGAATTGCCTTACAACACTTCTAAAGTTAGTCCATGCAAGTTCGCAATCAGTTTGGTCGCTTTGACCATTGTTTTTATCCCATACAATCCAACACTCACAGTCAGGTAGTGCTGAGCTATAGTAATTTGCTCCCCACCATATTTGTTTTGCTTCAGGGTATAAAGAATAAATTAAAGCAAATGTATCTTTTGCTACATCTTGATTATCGTCACCCATAATATCACCATCATAATTCTTTGACAAAACCCCTGAATTTGATACAGCGTTCATTCCATAGGGAGGGTCAGTATGTATCAAGTCAGGATATACCCCTTGCATAAGTTTATTTATTGCATCAATACTGCTGCTGTCCCCACATATAAGTCTATGATTTCCAAGAATCCATACATCACCTAATTTAGTTACAGGGTCTTTAACTAGTTCAGGTGTAGAATCTTCGTCAGTTAATCCTTCTTCTGAATATTCTTCTAGATTAAAATCTAAACCCAAGTCTGCCAACTCTTCATCTGTGAAACCAGTAAATTCTAGATCATAATCTGCTTCTAGTAGTTCAGTCATTTCCTTAGTGAGCAACCCATAGTTCCATGAGGCGTACTCTGCTGATTTGTTATCCATGATTCTATAGGCTTTTATTTTTTCTTCATTTAAATTATCAGCTATAAAGCAAGGTATTTCTTTATAACCTAATTCAGTAGCTGCAGCATATCTTGTATGACCAACTATAATTGTATTATCTTTATCTAATACTAAGGGTTGTTGAAAACCAAACTCTTCTAATGATTTTTTTACAACATTGATTGCATCTTCATTAACTCTAGGGTTATCGTGATAGGGTATTATATCTTCAATTTTAACATCTGTTATATTCATATTTATTTCCTTTGAAAATTGAATAATAGCTTCTATATTATATCATGTAAACTTTTATTCCAAAATGGTTTGCATACAAAAATATTGAGGTATATACTTTCTAACCAATCTGGAGAAAAATTAATGTCAATAGAATGTCTAAACAAAGCCCTGAAGATTCAATTTAAAAACCAAACACCGACCAAGAGATTGATACTAATTCTTTTGGCAAACTACTGTGATGATCAGAATAGTTGTTACCCTTCTTATTCCCATATAGCAAAACTTGCAGGACTCAAAGACCCAAAGCATATCGCTAGAATAGTTAAAGAGTTTGAGGAGTTAGGTTTGTTAAAAATACAAACGAGGTATAAGGCTGACGGTGGTAATACATCCAATCGTTACTTTCTTACCCTTACGTCTACAGACAACCCCCCTATGGGTCTACAGACCCCCACCCCCCCTGTACTGGATACCACCCCCCCACTGGTCTCCACACCCCCCAATACTAAAGAAGAACCTAAAGATAATACTAAAGATGATATGTATGACTTTAAAAGGTTTTGGTCTTTATATCCTAGAAAGGAAAATAAGCATCAGGCAGAGACAAAGTATAAGTTAATTATTAAGAAGTATGATCAAGGCAAACTTACTCAGATGCTAGAAAGATATCTAAATGACATAGAAGCAAAGAAGATGGATAAGAAGTTTGTACCCTATTGTTCTACTTGGTTAAATCAGAAACGCTACATAGATTTTGAAGAATACGAAATGCAATCAGTAGGCACCAATCCAACTAAGTCAGATGATGGCAACTGGTTTGATGATTTGGAGATGGGTTAAAGATAAAAGTCGTTAGGCTCTACTCTTCCTTCTCCATGATTATTAGTGAAATCGTATATAGCAACCATCTCATCTTTACGAGGAGTTCTAACAGAGCAGATGTACTTAGACAATCCACCTTGTGATAGTCTGTGTCCAGTTTCTTTTTCTAG